TTATTAAACCAATTTATTAGGTAAATGTGATGTTTACCTCGTCGAAAAGAGAATGGGGGTCTTCGGACTCCCAGACTCTGATACTTACTTTAGTTTATTTTTTTGTTGCACAGCAGTTTACAATTAACTAAATTGTTACTATGAAAGGAGAATATATGGGCGTAATACAAGAAATAGAGCAGCAATATCCAGAGTGTACCAACGAAATGCTGGATAACTTTGATAAAGCATATAAATTATTCTGCAAGAAGCAGCACGATTATGGCGACTCAAATATTAGGCTTGGATTGGATATATATAATTCACCAGAAAATAACAGACTTGCTCAGCTTGGGGTTGTTATAAGAATGAATGATAAGATAAATAGACTTGTCAATCTGTATAAAAAAGATATGGTAGAAAGCTCTGCTGTAAATGAGTCTGTAGACGACACATTATTAGACTTAATAAACTACGCTAACATACTTATCACATTAAGAGTTGGAAAGTGGGGAAAATGAAAATTAATCATTTAGACTTATTTAGTGGTGCAGGTGGGTTTTCACTTGCGCTGCATAAAGTTATTGGAGAAGAAAACATTGGATGGGTTGGATATTCCGATATAGATAGATATGCCAATGAAACATTTAAAAGGAGATTTCCAAATGCAGAAAGACTCGGATCAATTACAGATATTAAAACAGAAGGATTGCCAAGAATCGACCTCGTCACTTTCGGATTCCCTTGCCAAGATTTGTCAATCGCTGGAAGGAGAAAAGGATTCAAAGGAGAGCGAAGCAGTTTATTCTACGAAGCAACTCGCATCATTAGGGCTACAAGACCCAAATATTTTATCTTTGAAAATGTCAAAGGGACTTTCTCAAGTAACCAAGGAAAAGACTTTACGCTCATATTGCAAGAGATTGCCGACATTGGGTATGATGGTCAATGGCAACTACTTAATACACGGTGGTTTCTCCCCCAAAATAGAGAGCGAGTATACTTTGTTGGACATATTAGAGGAAGAAGTAGACCAAAAGTATTTCCTATCGGAGAAAGCAGTAAATCAGCTGCAAGTAAGCAAAAAAAGAGGGATGCCATCTCCTGTATTGATGCATCCTACTATAAAGGAGTCGATGGAAAACGAACAATGATACAAACACCACTAAAACAAATAGGCGTAATAGGTAAGGATACAATGGCTACAAGAGTTTACGATTCTAATGGTATATCAAAAACAATTACAGATGGTGGGGGTATGGGAGCTAAAACTGGATTGTATAAAATTAGAGAAGCAACAAAAAAAGGCTATGCAGAAGCCGATATTGGCGATAGTATAAACTTTTCTGTTCCAGACTCAAAGACTAGGCGTGGTAGAGTAGGTAAAGGCGTAGCACAAACTTTAGATACTGCATCTAACCAAGCGACTATACAAGATACTAGCATTAGAAGATTAACACCAACTGAGTGTGAAAGGCTGCAAGGATTTCCAGATGGTTGGACTGACCATTTATCTGACACTCAAAGATATAAGCAGATGGGTAATGCAATAACAGTAGATGTAGCAGAAGCAATATATAGAAAACTATACAAGGAGAACTATGAGCCATCCAAGTAAACAAAAGGGAAATCGATTTGAACGAGAGTGCTGTAAGAAAGCAGAAGAGTATGAAATCCCATCTAAAAGAGCCTGGGGCAGTGACGGAAGATCAATGGGTCTTAATGCTGAGGTAGATATGGTAATTGGTGATAAAGAGTATAATGACGAAACGCATATACAATGTAAGATTAGGAAGCGATTACCAGAGTATATATTCCCAAAAGATGATGCCATAGATGCGCAGCTAATTAGGCAAGACAGAGGCGAATCCTACATAGTTATTAGGTATGATGATTATCTTGCTGAAATGAGGCGCTATCGTGTCTTAAAACAAGAATTAGAGCTATATGAAGGCTCTAGTAAGTCTCGACAAAAGTAAAGCTAACTTCGTAGGTCTTATGTGCTACTTGTTTTATAGTGGTGCTGTTCTTATCAAGCAAACATAAAGAAAACTGATCTTCATCTTCATTTGGTTGAAATATAAATTTTAAATTTCCGTTCAATGTGAGAGATAAGAAGTGAGATACTATATTTAATTTATCAGGCATTACGTTTAAAGATATTGCATTGTCTGGTAAGTATCCATCAAGCAAAAAAGACTCATTGGTGTCAATGGGCATGGTATTAGTGTGATCTAGATACGAGAATTTGACTTTCCAAGACCTTCTGCCATTATAGCCAGTATATTTATAACTTGTGTTGCTGTTATCAGAAGCTGTCCATGGTCTTCTGCCTACCCAATCTGGAGTTTGATAGTGATTGATGTCAGTAATATCGCTACCACCTATAGTTCTTTTTCTTTTTATGCCATCGTGCGTAAGCTTAAAATCAACACTTAGGTCTGGAGCATTTGGGAAAGTAAATATTCTTCCTATAGAGTAGCATCCAATATTGCAAGATGATGTATTTTTAACTTTATATCTACTATTGTCAGATACTGATTTTTTTATATTAAAAATATGATATCCAGAGTAATCTGCTAAAGCAATCCTAGGGGCGTAAACATTTAAATTGACGTTGCTGCTGTCTTGACCAAAATTTAAAGTAAAGTTTTCAGCACTGCTATCGTGACCCAATATAGCAAAATAATTTACAGTATTTAAAAAATCTGACACATTGTTATCTTCAAGTATGTCAAATACTACTTGACTTGTAGTGCCAAAACTCAAATTAACAGTTTTAGATGGATTCATATCCCAAACATTGGGGTTTTCGACAAACTCGCTAACTGCTCCAACAGCTCTTAAATACTGTACATAGTCTATAAACACTTTTGGTTTTCCTATTGATGTTCCTCTATCTAATGGCATCGTCACCTCTTTTACTTATTAAATTATTTAAAATTGCGCCCTCTTTTGTATATCTTTTTGTTATTCTTCTCCCAATATCTTTCGGAGATGCATACCCTTTTTTGCCTTCAATTTCATAAGACACCATACTATTTAAAGCTGGATAATTCTTAGTTGTTTTATTCATGTCTTCGTATTTAAATGTAGCTGTGTCTATTTGGCTGTGTATATGTTCTATCTCGTCAAAATGATGACTAATTGCTCCAGGAATCATTTTACCTTCATGGTAAACATATATTCTTTTTATCTTAAAGTTTCCATAGTATCTAAATAAAAGTTTTGCCCTAATTTCTTTTTTAGGATTAATAATCATTATTTTATTATGACTCATAAGCACGACAGAATTTGCTAAACAATCTGCAACAATATTACCAGTATATCTAATTTCTATAATTTTAGCATCATATTTATTTTTAATGTAAATCTCGTTATGATACTGATTTATATGTAGTAAATTTTTATTCATTTAATTACCTTAAAATTCTTCATAAAGTTCTGGAATACTAAATTGCACCTGCGCACCTAAAAATGGATTTCCTTGATTTAAATTACCGTATGTATTAACATGAATATCTAATGTAATATATATATACAAGTTATCAATAGGATCAGGGATAGCAGCTGCATTTACGTCTATCGCATTTAATAATTCATTCATGTAAATTGATAGTGTATACTCACTTTCAACATTTGAAGTAACCCATTCAAAATATTCCGATATTTTATTTCCAAATATATCACTAAACGTATATACAACAAAATATGGAGAAGGTGGACTATTTAATATATCTCTATAATATTGAGCTATATTGAAATTAATTTTCATTGTACTATATAAAGGATTTGTTCCTGGAAAATTTATATAATCTGTGTTCATATCACCATCTGTGACTATTGCTTGCCAAATATTACCTACCAATTCAAAATTTATATCGGTATTTAAAGCATTACTAAAAGTCTGTTTTGGCTCGCAGATAGAAAACACTGGTGGATCTGGAGCTTCCGAGTATTCACCTGGAAAGAAAGTTATTTGTGATTCTTGTTCCGACATTGCTTCATCATTGTCCACCGTATTTAAATATACTCTCACGCCATCTTGCACAGCGTTTAACCCTTTTAAGTCAACTTTTATAGAAAAATAATTCCCAGTATTATCAAGTGTTATTTCTCCAACTTCCTCTTGGTTGTCTGTATGTCTTAAAGATATCCAAGGTCTACTTGAAGTTCCTGGCTCTATGCTGTTTAAAAACATAGGCATGGTCTCTCCTATTTGCACGCTCCACAAATATTTCTCAACTTCTCCATCTGAATCACTACCTTGACCTTTTAAGTTAGTAAATAAAACTCCATCATAAAATCCACCATTAGCGTAATTTGAAGAATTGTTTATGTCTAGTATGTATATTTCACTACCATCTTCTCCTACAGAAGTTTCCAAATTATAACCAACATTTGCGCCATCTATTAAAATACTAGATGTTGGGGGCTGATTAGGTTGGACAAAATAATCTAAATCGGTCATTGCCAATAAATCTAACTCATTTAAAAATCCATCGCCATTTATATCAGCATTTACAAATTGTTGTTCTGTTAAATCAAAGTTATTAGGGTTAGATATATAATTATCTAAAATAACAAAATCATATTCATCGACTTGATTGTCTTCATTTATATCCCCTAGCAATGTAGGTTTAATTTGCTCCATATTTATTGTGTGAAGTTGATAAGCCTCTATGGCAACACTTGTAGCCCCTTTAGATATATTTGTAATCATAAAAAAAGGTAACACTGTCTGCTGAAAAAGCTCATAAGAAACATTTAAACTTCTTCCATAAGGCTTTACATTATTAGGGTTTTTATTAAATGAAACAACATCTCCTACCTCTAGCTCTAATCCATCTTTTATGTCTAAAGTAAGTTTTACAATTAGGTGCTGGTGTAAATTCATTTGGAAAAGAAAGTTTCTTAAATATTCAGCAGAAGCTTTATCCTGAATGTATGGCGCTTCAAACTCTAATACATAGTTATCAAAATCATCATCAGAAATGCCATAATATAACTTATAAGGAATTGCATCACCAGAAAATATAGCTCTTTTTGTAGTTGTTTTTGTAAGCTCTTCTGTCCCATAGTCGTATCCATACTTAACTGTACATCCAGCCCCACAAATGTCTTTTAAGCTAGTTTTAGTGTAGCTAAATTTTAAAATATTGTCTGAGTCTATAGTTTTGTCGACAGATGAGTAATCGTCTTGTATCGTATGTACGATAGCCTTGCCATCTCTTGGTCTGTAATTAAAGTATGACCTTGAATGCTTAAATATGTTTTCAAGTATTTCTCTAGAATTTAGTCTCTCATTTACAGAAAACGCCTGCTTTATTGAATCGTTAAACTCTTGACCTATTTTTAATTTATTAGGATCAAATGTAACCGATTCATTCATTTCTGTTTTTATTAAGTTTCTAGATATTTCTACTGGGTTTTCTATCATATTCCCATAATAATTTAATTGATTATGATACGCAGAGTTCCAAATAGCAGCAGATAAACCCTCAACATGCAATGGAATGCTAATTTCGCCCCCATCATATCTATTTAAAGTGTTAAATTCTTGCAATTCAGTAGAATCCTCGTCAGGTGCAACCTCTATGGAAGTAATTTCTTTAGCGCCAACCTCATCTAAATCGTAATTAAAAACTTTTCTTCCATATACTAATTTTATTCCATCAAACCTTCCAAAGTATTCATCATCTATTTTACTTACATTAATGTTTTCATCTCCGTTAAAACCAAATCTATTTGCTTTAAAGTTAATATCCCAACCGTTATTTTTACTTACATTCCCATCATCAAATTGCTCCCATGGCAATTCAGGGATATCCATACCATTTTTAAAAGGCGTTATATCATTTATTTCTACGTCATATAAAAATGCCTCTCCACACATCATCATTATTTCATGAACTTTTCCATCTATCATTTTTGTTTTAAGGTCAGGATTGGTAAGCTTTTCTATAAATTCTAAGTAATGTTTATTGTCTACATTGTAACTATAAGATTTATTGTTAAAATCAACGTCAAAAATATCGTCATCTGATGAATCTGCAACTATCCTTACTAAACCAGTAACTCTATCTATAAGTAAAAAGTCAGGCTCTCCCTCAGTCAGTCTTGTCTCGTACACTGCTAAATCAGTTCTGCCTCGTGCATCTAAAAAGTATTCTTTAGTAAACGCTTCTGCTTCACACCAAAATCTTCTCATGTGAATATTAGATAGGTTTGTAATCAATGTATTGTTTATTCCAGTCCCATCCGAATCTTCAAAAAGAGTATCAAACATATAATAAAATGTTAGTTCTGATGCTTTTTCTATAGGAAATTTAGGATTGGTTATTAACCCCTCGCCTTCAAAAGCTTCAACTGCTGACTCAGGAAGAAACTCATCAAACGACCTTTCATAGTTTTTAAAAATATTTTCAAATTCCAATCCAAAGCCAGATATGCCATCAGAGTTTAAACCATATTGTGGGTATAAATAAGATATAAATCTATTGCTTAGATTATTTTCGTTTTCTAAAGACATCGAGGTAAAAAATGGAGATGATAAAGCAAATATAAAATTAATATATTGATCTAATCCATCTATTTCAAAGAAAAAGAAATCTTCTGGGAGACCAAGATCACCAGTTTCAATTTCCAAAAACTGTTCCTTGACTTCTTGCAAATCACTTCCAAACTCAGATGGAAACCCATTAAGCTCTGCATTGTTAATAACCCCCGAATCTCCAAAATTAGTTTCATCTAAGCTGTATCCAGATGACACACAAAACACATTTAAATTTTGAGCATTACTTACACCATCAGGATTTAATAAAACTTCCATATTACCAGTAAAATTCATATCTTTTGGATAATCATTACCGTTAGGCTTTATAAGCACATTCATGTTTGGGGCAGATTCAAACTCTAATTTCTCTGCACACAACCCAGTTGTAACTGAGTTTATTGAACCGAAATCGAAATTAGCGACAGTATTATCTTGATCGGTAAAAATAGAATTTTCAAATTCTAAATTCGCTCCATCAATAATTGGCGAAAAAGCTTGATATTGTATTGGGGCAACGCTTATTATACTTCCAACATCAAGAAAAGCTGATATGCTTCTTAGGAATATTCCTTCCCTAGATATAGATGGAGAAAATGTGTGTGTCCAAACTCCACCCTTTTTTAATATAGTTGATTCCCCTTCGTACCTTGTATTAAATTGAATATGGTCTGCCATAACTTCAAATTGAGGGTAGTTATGAAAAGCAGCTATAGATAAGTCCTTGAAATCTCTTATATTGTAGTAAGGCAACCTATTAACACTACACATAATATCATCTATTTTCATTTTGACAACATTGTCATTTTCTAAGAAACTAACTTCATTGATTGAGTCACCACTAGTAAATATAGGCTGACCATAATCTTTAATGCCTTGAATATTAGAATTATTTTGCGAGATAAAAGAGTTATCTGGGAGTAAAGTAATATTATTGTCATCATATATATTTGAAGTAGGTAGCTGCATTTCATTTACATATATTACAGCAGGGGCATCTAATAAATGTCCATACAAGATAGGCACAACTTTTTGGTCGTATGAAGAGAAAGTATTTAAATCTTTTTCTAGTACGTGTTGTTGCCTTGGGAGATTTACATAAAATGACTGCTGATTCTTGTCTTCTGCATCTATTTTTATCTTGTCGCCATCGTGTGTAATTTTAGTAATGCTAAGGTCTGCTATCTTTAAACAATCATCTAAGTTTTTACAAGATTGAGTTTTAAAGTATACAGAGATTGTTTTTCCATAACCTTGAAATATTCTATCTGATATTCTTTCATTGTCAAGCGAGATTTCGCTAGTTAGCACAGGGAAGTTATTCATGGTGATACTAGAATTAGAAAGATATATTTTCTTATTCTTAATATCTATCTTTTCTTTGATATTTGATACTTTTAAATCAAGGTCTTCGTAGTATGTTTCTTGACCGTCAGTTTCAAACATTTGTTTTCTTGTCGCAATATAAGCAACACCTTCTATATGGACAAGATACTCTATATTATTTGCTTGTGATGCTAAGTCATTTGCTATAGCTGGGTAAAGCGAATCTATATCTATCATGCCATTCCAAAGTCTGTGCCACGCCTAACAGCAGTAGCAATTTTTTCTGCAAGTTCATTCTCTACAAAGTCGTCTGTCATAACATTACCAGACACATTAACTGTTATAGCGCCACCTCCACCTTGATTCATAGCTTCCAAAGTCCCAGCGCCTATAGACTCTACAGCATCTCTACTCATAACAAACTCGCCTTGTTCTGCTTCTATCATAGTTCCACCTTGAGAATGTCTTCTTCCTCCGACAAGTCCACCAGTTTCAAATTGTTTTGCTTTATTTACTTGGGCTACTTGTGCAACAAATTGAGCTGTTGATAAAGCAAAAGCAGCAGGAAACGGCACATCCATATCAAGTAGAGACATTAAGGTTTTTTGAGCAATCATAAAAGCATTAACCATCATCTCTGCAACCATCGCAGCTTTAGCTAATCCAGAGTTTTTGTCAATAGCTTGAGCAACTTGTGATAATATTCTTATAGATTCTTGCCCTGCTTTTAATTGTATTAATTTTTTTTTATTTTCTTTGTCTTCAAATGCTTTCAATTCCTTCTTGTGCATTTCAAAACTAAAATGAACAGCGTTTTCCCCTAAAGCTGTTTCTTCTTGCCTGAAAGCTATCATTCTGTCTCTTTTTTGTATATACTTATTTTCATCTGTATCTAATTCTAATTGAATTAAAGCCATCTCTTGTTCAAAAGCAGCTTGAGCTTCTGTGTTTTCCGTTGGGGTAAGCAGTTTTAGTTGCTCTTCTCTTGCTTCTTTTGTTTTTCTAAGGAACTGATCTAAAAGGTTAATTTCAGCATCAAGCTTGTCCTCTGAATTAGTGTTTTCAAGATTAGCTGCAATCCTTCTATCAAGCTCTATTATATCTTCTTTTGTTTTTTTAATTGCTTCTTCTTGTATTTCTTCATCTGTTAGAGCATCATTAAATTTAAGCATAGCTGTAGTTACTTTGCTTAAAGTAGATTCCATTTTTTCTCCAACATCTTCGCCAATATCTCCCATGATATTTTTTACTCTATCAAGCTTGCCTGCTAAAGTGCCAGCCTGCTCGGTAGCTTGCCCCCCAAAAGCTTCAGCCATACTATTAGTAAGACTTGTAAGTCTTTCGGTTGACCCTACTGCTCCCTCTACTTGAATACCATATCTAGATAAAGAATTTGTCTCACTTCCCAAAGTCTTGGCTACTAAATCAGCAGCAGAATTTAAGTCCATACCTTTTGCTGCTGCTAAATCTAAAGTTGCTGTAGTTGCTGCTTTTATTTGCTCTTCATCATCAACAAAAGCTGCTATTAAAGCCATTGCAGATATTATAGTTTCGTCTCCAGACCTAGTAACTTTCTGGCTTGCAGATGCAAAATCTAATAACTCTTGATTCACACCACCTAAAGCAACTTCTAATCTTTTTTCTGCATCTTCTTGCTCTCCAAACAAATTAACTAAACTACCTAATGAATTTTTAACAATATTCATTGCAAAAGCAGTCAAAAGAAGTTTTGATCTTAATGTTGCAAACGCCCCTGCAAGTAATCTTGTATTTCTAGTGGCAAGAACAGAGTCTTTGCTGTAATTTTTAATTTGCTTATTTAATTTAGCTTGCAATCTTTCAGCAGCTTTATTGCTTTTATTTAATCTCGTTTGTGCTACTGCTAGTTGTTCTATAGCAGTTTTTAGCGCTCTTGCGCCCTGTGCCTCAAACTTTACTGTTATCTTGTTTGCCATTCTTTACAGCCTTATTTTGTATTTTTCCTACTGCTTTCTTTATAAGAAAAGACTTTTGAACCCATCTCGCAGGTTGCTCGTCATAACTTCCAGGGAATGCTGGAGTCTTAAAGTTCTCGCAGTATATATATCGTTCAATATCTTGTTGAAATTCTTTATCAAATATGATGTTATTACAGGCAAAGAAAGGAAGTTGGCTCTTGACAGAGGATGCTGGGCTAAAAGATTTGCCACTCGTTTCATTCATCTCCTTTGTTTCTTCTATAATTAAATCTACAACTTCCCAAACATCTTTCTCGCAAGTAAATGTGCGAGTTTCGTATTGCCCATCTACCATTACTGGTAGTTGTGCCTTGTAAGGAAATTTATGGAATTTACAGCCCCCACATGGCTCAATCGTTACATTGAGTTCTAGTTGGAGGCTTCTTGCTCCCCCATGATATAGTGGTCTTGCATCTTAATGAAGATTTCTACCCTATCATCATCTTTGAAAGATGTAAACAATTCATCTGTAAAGCCTTCAATCCCTGCGCTCAACCATCTGTACATACATTCAAATGGAGCAGTAAATTTATTATCTTCAGAGTTAAAGTCTGTAGAGTTATGTAGTATATCTTTTAGTTTACACAACTCTAGCACACTTATCTCTTTAAACTTAACCTTTACACCAGATTTTGTTTTAAATTCCATTTTTTATTCCTTTTTATTTATTAGCAAGCAACTTCAAAAAACAAATCACTACTACCAATTCCAGCTCCAACAGCTTTCACTGAAACATCTAACATCATTATATCGCCATCACTTAAAGCAACACTTGTAATTACAGAATTTGCAAATTTAAATTCAAATTGTCCGTCAGATGGAGTAGCATCAGCTCCCATCAAGGTAGCTCCCTCAGATGTCCCAGTTACTTGATCGTGAAAATTTTCAAACATAGAGTCAGTATTCGCATCGTATTTTACTGAAAAGTCTGCTGTTGCTGAGACTTCCCCAACTCTTGCTGCTGATTCATACCCAGTAGCAGTTGCTCCTGAAAATATAACATCATTTTCTATGTTTAAAGTAAAAGTATTTACTAGCATATTTGAGTGTCCAGCCACTATTCTATCGTCTGCATCCCATGAACTCATATAATAATTATTTGCAGTTATAGCAGTATCTACAGCTATAGATGAGTTGGTTAAATCTGCTGGCAAGCTTCCAGTTTTAAAAGTTGCTGAAAACTTAATTCTACCACCCTCTGTCGCAGCATCGCCATTAAATGACAAAGATGTACAAAAACAATCTTTAAATGCCATGTCTCTGCCTGATGTAGGAGAGCTATATATAACAGATAGTATCTGATTAGCTGTTTGACTAGATGATGCGCTTGTAAGATTTTGCGCTCCACTATTAGCTGCAATCCCATAGGGAACTGTGTCACCCTCTGTTATATTGCCCAATAACAAGTCTAAAACTTCAGTTGTGGCTGTCCCACTCACTGAAAATTCCATTACTTTAGTTAATTTATCTTGGAAAAAGTCAGTAGCCTGTAATACTCTACTGCCAGACCTATGGTCGAGAACTTGGTTTAAGTTTAAAGATGGACTTCCAACTGAATCTACATCCACAGCAAGATAAGGATTGTCTGGACTCCCACTTGAGTTTTCATTTAAAGTTCCCCAGTCGTCTTGCTCGGCAATTAAAAATTTAAATTGCTTTGGGGAGTAAGCATTAGCATTAATAGCCATTATTCACCTCCTTGGGTTTTTGTTTTTTTCTTTACTTGTTTTTTTACTTCTTTTACATAATCAGAGGCAGGTTTTGGTATCTTATCTACTTTTACTTGCTTTCCTGAATTAATTTTTTCTATAAGACTAGAATCAAAACCAGTATTCATAAAACACCAACCTGACTTTAGGCTTATTGGTTTATCTTTGTCTTTTAATTTAATTTTCATATACTTTCCTAGTCTAAATTGGTTAATAGTTGACCTTTCCACACCATCTCTACTACATATTCATTTTCTTCTTCTAAACTATTTAAATTAGTAGATTCTATTCTGCAATTAAAAATATTATTAATTGCACCTTTTTCATCTGTAAAGCTCAAAGCAATATTGTCATGAATCAATGCTTCTACCCTAGCCGAATATCTTAATACATGGTCAAGTGATGATTTTTTAATATTCTTATCAAGGAAGTAATAATACATATTAACCGTATACTCCCTAATCTCTCCATTTGTATTGTATTCAGTAAGCTCGCTGCCCACAGGATCTAATCTTAGAAATTGTGTACTAGCTTGCGCTGACTCATGACCTACATAAACAGGTAGAGCGCCCTTAAATTCTGTTCTTAGAATGTTCCTTAATTTATCAAGAATATCCTTAAAGTTGTTAGTAAAACTTACAGGCATTAGTATCTTCCTCCATAATACCTTCTTCTAGTCATTTTTATACCTTTCAGGTCTGCTGTATCTACTTCCTCATTATATCCTCTGACCTCAACTTCCCACTCATCATCTGCTGTAGCTTCGCTCGCATCTATAGTACCAGCGAATCTAACCTCTAAGCCATAAGCCATGGGTTGATAGTCACCAGTTATTTTTTCGTTTGTGACTACTTGATTTTGTTTTAATCCATTACTGTCCTTTACAAAAACATTGTAAGTAGCAGTTCCTATAGCTCCACCAGTTCCAATTTTTACTCGTATAAGGTCATAGTCAACTCCACCAGCCCTACCTCTAAAGTCAACTGGTCTAACTGCCCCTGTGTAAGTAACATCTCTTAGTACACCTTTTGAGGCATCTCCAGTATTCTGATATGATAAAGCAGCTCTACCTTCGTTTAGTAGCTGTACATTATTGTCAGCTTCTAGCATTAGAGCAGCAGCTATGTCTGAGGTTGGGTCTTTAGTCCTAACCATAAACGCAGCAGCATACAAAGCTGTAGTTCTTATTATCATGTAGTCAAAGTTGCCATTCTTATCTTTAAGTTGATTCTTAGGTAGCTTAGGGTCAAGCCTTGAATCTAGATATCTACTCGCATCTGTCCTAAATTGAGTTACCATTGCAGTGAAAAGCTCTCCTGCCTCCATAAGTTTATCTTCAGGTGGGTTAGCAGAATAATAGTAAAGTACATCGTCAGTGGAGTTGTAAAACCATTCTCCCTCAACATTTAAGTCAGTATGAGCAGACTGAGCTGCACCTAGAGATTCTCCATCTACAAATAGCTGAGTTACTGAGCCACTATCGTGAGCAGCATATTTATTAGTCGAAACTAATACCCACCCATATATAGGTGTCTTTTGATCATACTCATCTAACTGAGGGAATACTCTTTTTAATTCTTTATGTGTACAATATATTGGGGCTGATGCCATTATTTACCTCTCATCTTTTTTCTAACTTTTTTAGAATATTTTGCTCGTTGCTTGCCAGCTTTCGTTGCTTTTCTTTTCTTTCTATTTTCGTACGCTTTTTGCGCAGGAGTGAGGCTATCTCTAACAGACTTAGGTAAATATCTGCCTCTCTTACTCTTAGGCTTCTTTTTGTCTCTTGCACTAACATAGTCCCATTTCTGCGAAGTCCACTTCTTTAAAGACTTTTGTGATTTTTTAAGAGCCATTATCTGTAGCCTCCACCCTTAGCTTTATACTGCCTAGCTAACATCTGAGCTTTTCTGGCTGACCATTGACCTGCTCTGCCACCCTTTGAACCTGCTAATATCTTTCTAAAAAGTCTTTTACGCATAGTAGGCTTAGTATAGTTACCTGCTTCATTCACTCTACTCTTTGTCTTTCTTCTCGTTTTACGTTTCTTTCTCGCCATCTTACCACGCCTTGCAAGACCAATATCTTGCTGTTGTTTTATCCTTAGCTGTTGCACACTTATGTCTTGCCCTGAAAGACTTTCTTCTTGCTGGGCTTGATTTCTTTATTCTCATATTAGGGTCACCAAATGTAATTCTTTTTATTTTATTCCCAGATCTGACGTATACTTGGGACTTCTTTCTACCATATCCTGGCTGACCTTTACGAATACGAGTCGGCTTATTAAGTCTAACTGACTTGCCTCTATACTTAGCCATTTCATCTACCTACTTTTTTCATAGCTATTTTATGAGATTGTGTAAATGTTTTGCCTTTTCTCATAGCAGTAGCCATTGATTTTAAATGCTTTGCAGTGTGATGTTTTTTATGTCTACGCATAGCAGTCTTTTGTCTTTTAGTTAAGCCTCTCATGCTTATACCCTTAACATAATCTGTCTTGGGCATTATTTCTTTTTCCTTCTCATTTTACGAACTTTTTTCTTTCCTTTCTTCATCTTTTTCTTTTTACCACCGTAATGATATGGCATATCTACCTCCTAGAATGTTGTTACTGTTAATTTTGCTTCACATTTTTGTTGCGTTGTGTTTCCAAGAACTTGTCTTAATGCGTTCGTTCTGCCAGATGCAGTACCGTCTAACTTACCACTAAATGGACTTGTGTGTAATACACTAAATTTATACTCTGCGTTGGGGCGCTCTGGAATTGTAAAAAAATGAGCGCCTGTCTCATAGTTTATTTCACCTACTTTTCTTTCGTTCTTCCATATCAAGTTACCATTTCCATCATCCCTTATAAATATTTCTTTGTAAGCTGTTCCATGAGTCACTGGGTCATACACTACATCGGTTTCGATTCTAGCATCCTCATGAACAACTGCTGACACAGCTGGTATTCTTCCTACACCAAATGGTGTTGTCTGTCCAGCACTTGGAGCAGCTATAAGTATAGCTGATGTTGATAAAAATGAACCACTTCTAAATACTATATCTCCGTTTTCTAAGCTAACAGTCACTCTTTCATTTAATATATTAGAGCCATTAGTATAGTAATAGGTATCTAGCGTATCTTGTATCTTTGCTATAACTCCTGTAGAGCCTCCAAATTTTGTATTACTTGAATCTACTGTAAATTTCATCGAGGCTGATGTTAGATTGCCAGAGCCATCAACAGTAATGTCAAATCCATACTCTGTTGAGGCAACTAAACCTGTTTCACTATCTGGTGTAGCTCCACCATTGATTGGTATTGTTGCTGTGCCTTGTGTGTAGAATTGAAAAGCTACGCTACCAGCTACAATTCCAGACTGTCCACTGTCTGCCCTACCTTTGCCATAAAAGTTGCTACTTTTGTATCTACCTAGTGAGTCTGTCTGAGCCACACTGTATCTAGCTAAAGAGTGATAGTGATTATGGAAAGCAAAATCTATAGCAGGTGTACCAGAATGAGTGGCTGGGTCTGTACCTGCAACTCCTCTTTTAACAACAATATGATTGTCTGCTAATACAGCCGTTGATGGATTATCACCAAAAACACCCAAAACTTCCATAATTTCATCATCTACTCTAATTAAATCACCAACTTTAAAACTTAACTCTCCATTGTTTGGCTCAAAAACCACTGGATCTGTTGTATTATTCAACTCTCCACTACTTGCTGTGTTACCTGTAGTTGCTTTCATTGTATGATGAGGGCTTTCTGTATTTATTGATGTTCCATCAAAATACTCTACTGAATCTGTTAATATTCCTTTTGTGGTTGGTAAAGATACTTCGTCATTTGGATTTAGTAAAAACTGAAGAAACTCTGTTCCATGCACAGTGCCAGCTGCTTCGTATTTATTGAAAGCAAATATAGCTAAAGCTGAAACATTGCCATCATTTTTAACTTTAACCATAGATATAGGAGCTTCCTTAGAAGCTGTATTACTTGCAGTTGCATCTAAATCTAGTAACAGGTCAGGAGTATCTGTGCTATATGTAATGCTTTTTCTGATAGTAGATAATGGGGTTCTTGTTCTATCACCACCATTTCTATTTCTGTTATATGGCTGTTGTCTTGATTTTTTCATTGTCATAATCTTACTCCTAAGTTAAATGGTATTTAATTTGTACGCTCAGGCTATAGTCACTATTGATTGAGTCTGACTTAAAAAATGCCAATATAACCTTTCCTGACGATACTGCTGCGCTACTTACAGTCCATGAAGACAAGTATGCCTGCTCACTTCCTGCGTTAGTTACATCTGAATTATTTGCTAAAACTGTTCCATTAGATAGTGCTGATGTTGACCCACTTGTAAGGTCAAAACTCATTAGGTGCATACGAGTAGTATCTCCTGTTGCTGCATCTGCACCCTCTATGGATTTTACAGCATCTATAGAGATATTATCATGAACATACCACAAACAAGGGACTATATCGCTTGCCCTTGTTGCATTGCCCTCTGCTGTTGTAAATGATGTGGCAGGATCTATTCCTGTGCCAAATGCTGGTGGATTTGAAGAGTCTCCAAAGTTTGCACACCCAAAAGGTATTGCTTGATGTGTGTCATCTGCAAAGCTCGCTGATTCTGAGTTTACTATACTAAATGTAGCATACTGAGTATTAACATTATTACCAGATGCTTTTACAACTTCATTGGTAGTGTCTACCACTAGAACATCTGTCCCATCTACCTTTCTTACTCTAAGTGTGTTTGTAGAATTATCATTTTTAGGAGAAACTATTAGTTGGTCATCAGATATAAGGATTGAAGACTCTGTTCCTTCTCCATCAACAACACGAACACTTGATGTTGTAACACCATTATTTGAATTGTTCATGTGTAATAAATCTTTATAACTTGCTGCTAATGTTTTTCCTGTTAAACTCATTTTTCTCCTTGTTATCCTGTATATATACTAGCAGGTAAAGCTGTAGCCTTAATAATAAATGGAGGGTGACTCACACCATGTGAACTCCTCAATCCATATGAAATATTTGCAGTTTTTGTAGAGCCTGCTGTTGAAAATCCAATATAAAATGTATTACTTGACCCTATTGATGCTAGCTCACTTGCACCTAAAACCCATTTCACTGTTAATATATCATCATCGACTTCATCATCTGTAAAATAAACACCTGCAAAATCATATTCAAATTGTGCACCTATAGAGTTATATGTGCTATTATCACTAAGACCTACATCAATGTTTGTATCTGTACTACTTACATTAATAAAACAACTTAATTCTATCTCTACAAACTCACTAGGTGGTGTTTTGAAAGTGATTTGATGTGCACTATCTTCAACAGTCATGCTGTTCTGTATTTCGTGAGTAGTTGTTCCATCTGTAGGATGCAAGTATGTATATCCTAATACCATGCCTGCATAAGCACTATTAGTCGCACTAAATTCTGTGCCTGCTTTCTTTGCGACGAAGTTACCACTATTAGAATCAAGCTCTATACTAGCTGCTGAATCAACCACAAAGTCATCTGCTATAATTTTATCTAAACTACTTATCGTAAGGTCGCCACTAGAGTATGCCACATCTGTTAAATCATTAAGGGCGACACTTCCACCACCTGCATTGTCATCAACATACTTTTTGGTTGCTACATGATTTTCCTCTGTTGGCTGACTTTCAACAAAAACATTACTATCTGATATTAAAAGACCAGTAGACTTATCATTTACCTTAATAGGTTTCATATCCCTAGCAAGAGGATTATCTAGTTTAAGCTCGTTAGCCACTAGTCAGAACCCTCATAATCTTTCATCTTACTTCCAAACCTTTTAACAAATGCAACTGTCTCCAAATCTTCTACTCTCTTGTGTAACTTATTTAATTGCTCTTTTTCAAACAAGGGTGGATGAGAGTCCTTCTCCAATCTATCTAATCTCATAAAAATATTAGTCACCCACCCCTCGTTCTGAATTAAAGGAAAGATATTATTCTTTATCCAATTAATTATCACTCCTCAATCCTTTTATAAAACCTCTTACCATAGATCCGAATACATTATCAATTAAGTCTACAAACCATGGCTCGATAGTGCTATTCCACACACCTTTTGTTACTTTCCATTTACCTAGACCAAGTGTCATAACTTTGCCTATGCTTTCAAACGCTGTCTCTATCACTCCACAAATATGCTCATTTGGGACTTTTTTTAATACCCATAATACTACTGCTGATGCTCCACCACCAACTATCATTCCTGAATTACCTGATACTGCTCCTAGTAATGTATCTAACATATTGTCTCCTCTTTAATAATCTTTTTTATTATTTAAAAATTTCTCTTTCAACCCATTTCCTGACATGGCTGCGAGAATCTCTACTATCGCTCTATAGCTAGCCTTTGAATCTTTTATGTCTAGCTGCATTTGCTTCTGAGAGTTTATTAACCCAATAACTATCTTTTCAAATCTTTCGTTAGCATCATCAAGGTCACGTTTTAAATCATTTTGTATCCAAGAGTTCTGCTTCCAAATAAAGTACCCAAATGCTGCGCACATCGCCAAAGGCACTCCATACTGATCTAATATTGCAAAAATATCCATTAGTTTTCAATCAGCAATGTTTCTAGTCTTTTGAAGCCTTCATCTATCTTGGCTTCTATTCTACCTATATCGACCTTATTGTTATTCACTTCTCTACTTACTGTCTTTATAGCATTCTTGTTCTCAACTGAATCTGCTTCAATCACATCTATCCTGTGAGTTGTTGCTCCTTGAGTAAATATTATTGTGCTTCCTATTGTCACTATAGTGAGTAGCGTTCCCACAGATATCTTTTTATCTATCATCTATAAAACCTTATTTTTGGTGTGACTGTTGTAGTCCAGTAATCAGACGACAACTTCAAATATCGTTTTTTTCTGCACTCTTTTTTCTGACGATTTCGCATTGTATGCCTCCAAAGCTTTATCTATGTCATACCCTTTTCCGTCTGTATGCTGAAGGTCAACCTTTATGCCATCCCTATTTCCGTTGCTATGAAATATGTAGCAGTTTTGGCTAGCTCTACCATTAAGATTAAGTGCTTTCTCTGCATAGTCGTTAGCACCTACTAAAGATGAGCTTCTTCCAAAGTTGTCTCCGACTCTTGCGCTGTGTACATGACCAAATATAACATAGTCAATCTTTATACCCTTGAGCGAGTATCTTCCAGCGATTTGATTTACAGCAGTGTCTAGTTTGCCTCTAAGCGAACCATGACCATGGAGCATTAGTAGATTTTGTCCTGCGACATTAATCACTAATTCTGAGGGATCACCGTGTATAAATTTAACACTTTTATTTCTAAATAAATACCTTAAACATTGAAATATTGTATAATCATAGTTATCTGTTGCTACAATGTCACTCCAACCCATTTCTTTATTCGCTCTACCCTCGTTACCTATAATAGATGCAACTGTAACATTAAAATCCTGGTTAAGGTCTATAATAGCTTGTTGAAGGATGTCCACTCCAAGAAATGTAGCCTTAGCTCTATTGGTAGCCTGATTTAGAAGTTCGTCAAGTCTTCTGTCACTATTCATCATATCGCCAGTCATTGCCAATACAACATTTGTAATATTCGCAGTCTTAAAGTACATCTTCGCTCTATTGACAAAATACCTGATCCTGGAGGAGGCGACTTCGAAATCATATTTATTGTTTTCCAAATCTACAAGTTCGTTAAAATGAACATCCGACAACTGAAGTACACCTACAGCTTTGTTATTAACCTTGAACTCATTTAAGGTTTTATGCAAATCGTTATTTTCAAAAAGCTTTATTAATTCTTTGCTGTACTCTTCTACAGCGTTTTCTATCCTAGCGTGTTCACGAAAGGATTTATTCAATATGCGATTTTTGTCCTGAGCCTTCTGTTTCTGCTTGGATAGCCTTACATTCTCTCGGACTATATCGTGGTCGGCATCCCATATAGGGTAGACCGTCTTGCAATGACAAGATTTACATTTATATCGCTGCCTGCCTTCTCTTGAAAATCCCTCTTTGGTCATTCCAATATTGTAGCAATTAGGACATATTAACTCTTTAGGGTTTATCATGCACCCCCTGGCTGATTATTGTGATTTTATAATTTCACTTAACTCTTTAGCCCTATTAGGACTATCTGACCTTGCCCATTTACTATCGAGCATCTCCTCACTAGCCATCAAAAAGTTGTCATCTTTTATGTATTGTATTGTTTTTTTAAATTTTCGTACTCCAGAAAATCCAATCTGGAATATCATGTTAATAAGGACTTCTTTTACATTTTTAGGCTTATTCCAGAACCATCCGTTCCAATCATCGTTAGACTCTATGCTAACTAATATACCTCTTATTTTTTTATCTAAAATAAGATCAGCCACTTCCTTATCCATATATAAGTCTTTTATTGCAAAGCCATACCCAATGGTATCGTATCCATTGGGGCATTTATAAACTTCAGGCTCGTAGCCTTCGTGCTTTGCTATTTGGGTTTTAAGATTTTTTAAATCTTTCATTATTTGTATTGTATGTGCAATACTAGTTGTATGTCATTTGTATTCGTAAATGTTGGACTTCCACTAGCTAAAACAGCTGATACGTAAACACTTGTGCTATCATCTGCTGCTTGTAACAACATAGGGTCTACTGATTCGCCTGCTCCTGACAATGACTGTAATTCAGCAGGTCTTACATTATCTATATCATCTACCCTAGATTGGTTGTCAAATTTTAAAGCACCAATAAAACCCGTAGTCCTAAAATCTGCATCAGTAATGCCTGCTGCTGCGTGTTTCGTTCCAATAGCAGGTGTGCTTTTTTCAGTAAAAATTATATCTGCTGTAAATGTGTCTCGGTCATAATCAATTAAAAATGCTTTTATTAGTTTACAACAACCACCATTACCTAGAACTGCATTTGGTATTTCTGTTGGCTCAAACAAAACATCGCCATCAGCGTAGGCTTCGCCTGCTGTTAATGTTGGCGTTACTGTTATGATTGTATAGTCGCTTGAAGCATTGCCCATCTACTCTTCTCCCTTAGTTTTTTTATTTTTAGTTTTCTTTTTTTTGGTTTTCGTTTTGGGCTTTTCAGTTTTTTCTTCTACAGCAAAATTTTTTTTACCCATTCTATAAGATTGCTCTGATTTAGGCAACCCTCTTTCTTTTCTTCTTTGTCTTAATTTATTTACTTTGTGCATATTTCTCCCTGTATAAAAGTATAGGGGGTTCCCCCCCTATACTTTCTATTCTATCTTATTATTTTATTAAGAATATTCTTCCTTGACCTGTGCTTGTACTAACAGTATTTCTAGCCAATACTCCAAATATAGAGTCTGCTATAACCTTAGTACCTAGGAAGTCAACATCGTATTGAGTTTGCAGTCTAGCTTGCTGGCTAAATGCAATATGTAAAGCTGACTTATGAACACAGTATCCAAGAGGAGCAACACTGTCTGTACCACCACCTGAGTCGAAATTAGTGCTAGCAGTTGTAACATTTGGGGACATTACGATATTAAAACCGTAAGCCTTGCTAACCATGCCTGTTTGAGTAAAGTTAGCACCCATTGCAGATCCCTGTGTACCTAAGGCTAAATCACCTATATTAAATAAGTTAGCATAAGTTGAAGGAGCTAGAACTATTGTCCATGCACTAGGGTCTGAGTCTTGGACTAGAACACTAGTTGCGATTGTATCAAAGTCTGCTTCACTTCCCATGTCATTAGCTGGAGTAATTTGATTAATACCTCCACCACTTGCTTTTAAGCTATCAATAATAGCAGCATCTACTGCCACGTCAATAGCATTTGCAACTGAATATCCAAGCTCTGTTGCAAACAAGCTCATCATGTCATAATTACCCTGAACTTTGATAACATCTTCTATAACAACAGCAGCATACTTATGCTTATCAACAAGCAAAGCTTCCTCTCCAGCATCACTTGAAGAAGTCTCCCATGTAATTGCTCCTTCTCCTTTGTCGCCAGCAGTAATTGAATCTACTTTTGGTAAGTGTATTTTTTCTCCTTGAGTTGATACAAATGCACTCAAGTCATTACAAAGCCCTGCAAGGACTAGTTTTTCTTTAATTGCAACTTCTACGGCAGGCGCCCAGACTTCGGTTGCAAAGCTTTCAGCAGCTCTTGTCCCTTCGCCATTAAGACCACCAGATATTGCAGCATTATTATTATATGCCATTTTTTATTTTCTCCAATTATCCTCTATGCTTCTGCATTTGAGAATTGAACCAAACCCTTCTTTCATTCTCATCCATCTGTTCGTACGGCTTGTCTGGAATGATATTTTTGGCTCTTCCCACAACTTCAGGAGCATTAGGTTTGTTATTAAGTTTACCAGTTACATATTCGAGAGTGTCAAGATCAAGTCCTGCCAATCTTTCTCTCTCATCTTCAGGGGCTGATTCTAATAAAGTATTTCTACGACCCTCTTCATACTTTGTCCACTTCTGTGCAGTTGAGGCTAAAGTTTCATTCTCAGAAGACACTTTTTCATAAAGTGCTTTAAAGTCTTCTTTTTCTTTAAGTTTAGCTTCTTCTGCTCTAGCAAGTTTTTTCTCAAGTTCAGCTAATCGCTCTTCAGCTTCCTGCGCCCTTTTTCTGTACTTCTTATTTTCATAAGCAAGTGGACTTTCAGTATCAGGCGAATTTACCTCAGTCCCTGTTGAAACTTCCTCACTGACTGTGGCGTTGGTTTCGGTATTATCAGACATTATTATGTCCTCCATATATAGTGTTTTTTTTAATTATAAATACAATATGTTGTATTTATCCTATTGCGTAACTTATATTACATTGGGTTATAAATGCAAACATTTAATAATAATCTATCAAATTTTAAAGAAAAATGGTTTGACTTTATGGATTACAAACCTCATAATGGTCAAGCTAAATTGCATTATCCAAGCAAAGAAGATGCAAGGTTTTTTGTTATGGTTTGTGGTCGTAGGTTTGGAAAATCTACAGCAGCAGCTATGGAAGCTACCTATTATGCTTCCCAGCCCAATAAGAGGGTATGGCTTGTAGGTTTATCATACGACAAAGCAGACATTATGTTTAGAGAAGTTTGGAAGCGAATGGTAATCGGCAAGTCTAATGATATAGACAAAGCCTCGGAGAAAGAACGATACATACGCTTCAAATGGGGTAGCGTGGTAGAAGCCAAGTCAGCAGATAATCCAGATTCTTTAGTGGGAGCTGGTCTTGATCTACTTGTTATCGATGAGGCAGCTAAAGTAAAAAGAAAGATATGGGAGATGTACCTATCTCCTACTTTAGCAGATAAAAAGGACAGTAAATGTATTTTTATTACTACCCCAGAAGGATTTAATTGGATATACGACCTTTATTTGTTGGGTCAGTCCGATAATTTATGGGAATCGCATCAAGCTCCTAGTTGGGAGAATCAATATGCTTTTCCTGAAGGCATGGAAGATCCTTTTCTTATAGAGAGAAAAAGGAATATGTCTAAAGAAATGTTTGACCAGGAATTTGGTAGCGCCTTTACTTCTTTTGAAGGCAAAGTTTACCCATTTGATAGAAATAAAGATGTAGGAGATTATCCTTACAATCCTAATTTTCCTACTTACTGTTCTATTGACTTTGGATATAGAATGCCAGCAGTGGGCTGGTTTCAGATACATAGAATAAATGGAGAGTGGCACATAAATGTTATTGACGAAGTTATACACGAAAAAAATATTAAGACGGATGAGCTTATCAATATAATAAAATCAAAAAATTATGCAGTAAGACAATACTATGGAGACCCAGCAGGAATGCAAGCTCAAGGACAGTCTGGACTCGGAGATATAGAAATATTTAGAAGAAATGGAATTTATGTGCAATCAGTTAGAGACAAAACTTCAAGGAATATCGCTTCAGGTATTAGTCATGTTCGTGGATTTATTGAGAATGCCAACGACAATCGTTATTTGCACTTGGATCGTAAATGCGTGGGACTCGCTGAAGATTTGGAAAACTATCGCTATCCAGAAGCTGTTGAAAATAAACATTTAAAACCTGAGCCACTGAAAGATGGTAGACATGACCATGGATGTGATATGCTTAGGTATTTTTTTATAAACCAATTTCCTATTAAGAGAAATAAATTAATCATGAGGACTAGATAATGACTACAGTTGAAGAGATTATAAAAGAATCTATTACAGACTTAAAATCACAATACGCTCAAGAAAGGCGCATAGAAATATATAAGCTATTAGACTTTTATTCTGGATGCGAAATTCAAAAATATATTGAACCCTACTTTGATGCAGATGCGTTCAGAGAGATTCCTGTTTACAGTGCAAATTTTACTAAAAGATTTATAAATAAAATGTCTAGAATTTATAATGTTGGGGCAAATCGTAATGTAAGCGATTCTTACTCTAATCTTACTGTTAAAAAAGATGCTAGGATGAAACACATTGAAAAAATGACTAGACTTCTTGGTACTGTTGCAACCCAAATTATTTATCGAGATGATGTTGAAATGCCTCACTTTGACTATAGACCAGTTTATTACTTTGATGTGCATATGGATGAAAATCCATTTGTGCCTACTGCAATTACTTATCCAATACTACATAATGTGAATGAAGTGTATGACACAAGAGAGTTAGAATATGCGTACTGGGACAGCAATATGTATGCGCAGTACGATCAAGACGGCAATATAATGGAAGAGTTTGAGCATGGTTACGGAGTTATCCCTTTTGTTTTTACACATAGAGAAAATCAGCTAGACTCTTTCTTTGTAGAGGGAGCTAATGATATTGTTGATTGTAATGAGCAAGTGAATATAACCATGACGGAACTCCAATTAGGGCTTCGATTCCAAATGTTTGGGCAGCCTTTTGTGACTGGAGTGTATAGTGACAAAGGTATGAAGAGGACAGGATCGGATTCTATTCTTGACCTACCAGAGGGAGCGACATTTGGTATTGCTTCTCCTGGAGGTAATATTCAGTCTGTAATAGAGAGCGTTAAGTTTCAGGTAGACCTTGTAGCACAGAATAATCACTTATATGTGCAGTTTGCTCAAGATGGTGGCGAAGTTCCATCTGGCATCGCTCTTAAAATAAAAGACCTTGAAAGATTTGAAGATTATCAAGACGATATAGAGCTTTGGAGAATGTACGAGCATGAAATGTATCATGTAGAGCGAGCTATTGCTGGATATAACGGAATTAATCTTCCTGCTGAGCTTAAACTTGATTTTATAGAGCCTGAGTATCCTAAGTCTGTACAAGATCAAATATTAATAGAGAATCATGCGCTACAAAACAATTTAACAACACAGCCACAATTACTTCAAAAGTACAATAAAGATTTATCTATAGAGGAGGCAAGAGAAATTGTCAGAGCGAACAAGCAAGAAAATGAGCAACAATCAATCTTTGAGAGAATCCGTCAGCAAAATCAAAGAACTCAATAAAATAGATATTGAAATTGACGGAGATATTAGCGAAATTATAGCAGACCCAAAAGCTTGGGGCGAAGCTATGGCTAACAAAATCCTACTTCAAAATGTTAATAGAATTATGAAAGCACGCAAACTAGGAGAAGAGTTTGGCAAAAAACTTATATAATGTAACTTTTAAGTCTAATTTTAGCTTTAGGAAGCTTACTCAGAAGTTTGATAAGGTAATGGAAGATAGTAATTTTAGTATTATTAGTGATTTAGCAGAAGCTACAGCTAAAAATATTAGTGATGGCAATCTTAGAGCTTTATCTCCAAACACATTAGAATTAAGAAGGAGAGGGCTTTCAACTTTTCCTGGTCATAATAAATCAAAACAAACTGATACGCAGGGAAAGCCATTGTTGTATACTGGGGCTTTAAGAGACTCTATAAAAGCAACAAAAGATGGGATTGAAATGCTGGAGTATGGGGTTGAGCATAACGAGGGGTTTAATACCCCAGAAGGAAAATTCGTTCGTTCAAGGAATTTTATAGTTGGGACTAAAGGTCTCAAGAGAGACAAAAGTGCTTTAAATGTGGTCTCCAAGCAATTTGCACATAATATAGAAAAGGCTATGAAGAAATAATGGCTGAACAATACGATAACCTAGAGGAGTTTTTAGATGCCGAAGAAATCGAACAACAAGACGAAGACACCCTGCTGTGGGTTGCACTCGGACTCGCTTACGGAATTGATGTCCTTGCTACGAGAATTGAACGAGAGATTGCAATACTTAGAGGAAGTGGGGTCGGAGATAGAGCAATCGTTCAAATCCTCTCAGATGACTTACGAGATGGGGGAAGAATCTTTGGAGAATTTCGCAATACCATTAAGCGAGGAATTGTGGGAGGAGTTATGCAAGGCTTTAGGATCGGACAAGATAATATTTATGGCGATAGCGTAATGATGCGCTGGGTTTCTGTTGGAAGCCCTAGAATATGTCCTGATTGCCAAAGCCGAGTCGGTCAAATCGATACCTGGCAAAACTGGGAAGCTGCTGGATTACCTGCGAGTGGTTTCTCGGTCTGTAAAGAAAACTGCTACTGCCAACTTATACCAGAAGATATAGAAATTGACGATAAAGTTATTGTTCAAGGTGTGGGTGGCGTAGAATCAACAAGATAACTACGGTCTCCACTTAATAGCATCCTTTTCTAGCTTTTTTAGCCTCTTTTCAAGTTTTTTAATCTTTTTATCTGCATCATTAGGCTTTTCAACATACTCTAAAACTTTATCTAACTTGAATTGTTTAGCTAAAACCTTAATTACAGCGTTAATTATTAGTTTTTGTACCATTCTCACCTTCTTTTTTAATTTTTTCGTTTAAATCAATTAAATGTTTCTGGAAATCAGCACTATTACCTTCAAAGTCAACATAAGCGCCTAGAAGACGATTAAGATTGGCTACTTGAGCTGTTAAGAACTGTAATTGCTGATCTCTTTCTTTATTTGTTAGTTTTTTCACGATAACTCCTTACCATAATGGTTGTTTTTGCTTTTCCCACCGTTTTCTGTTCTTTTCATTCATACAAATCTTGCAAGTAGATTGTAATCCACCTTGTCTTTTATTATACAAATCAAGTGGCTGCACTTTATCGCATTTACTGCATATCTTACCACCGTCTACAAACTTTTGCCTGTATTTATGCTGTTGAGCTACGTTTCTTCCACCTTTCATAGGGTCTAATTTACTCATTTTATTTTACCATATACCTTTTCAATGTATTTCCTAAGCTTTGCTTCGATTTTTTTTAGCTTTCCAGTATTTACGCCTATAGTACGCTTTAACAAAGTTATCTTTCTTCCTTTTCGGTCTTAATACTCTAGTCCCGTCTTCATACTCTATAAAATCTGCATCTGTCCAGTTACAAAGCAGTTGCTGGTTATTGTCTATCGTATTAGGGTGATTACAAGTGTATATTTCCTCGATAGGTTGAAATAAAAGCAAGCCTATAAAGTAATATTTCACTTCTGTTCTCGTTCTTTAGCTCTAACAAGCTCTATCCATTCCTTTTTTTGTGCTTTGGTGGGTCTGCCAGCAGGTAATGGCTCTATACCTACAGACTTAGCCCTTTGCTTCCACCTGTGCATCTTATTTCTATTCATTCTACGCTTAGAATTCTGCGCTGCTTGCTTAATAGTCTTAAACTCTGACTGTGTGCGCTTCTTTTGATCCTCAACCTTACGCTCTGGCAACGCTATATCTTGTATCTCTTCAATATCCTCTACTATATCTTGTACTTCTGCATCCATATACTCTACTTCTGCCTGCTCAGCCTTTAAGAACTTCTCAAAAGGACTGTCTATCGTAACATTTATATTCTTAACAAGCTTTCCACTATGCTCCAATACTAATCTTCCAGCCTGGACATTCCCAGCCTTTGCTTCCCTAATCATAGAGCTTAATACAGCAGGTATTTCAGCGCCAAATTCAACCATATAAGTCTGATATACCATATCTACGAAGTTAGGATCTTTGCGCCAATTAAGCACCGTATTCTCATGTACTTTAAGCTTTGCAGCTATTTGTTTACAGCTCATATCAGGATTAGTTGCCATAATTTCTGCTGCTTTTTTTCTTTCGTTAAGTTTAGGCAAGTTACTCATGGCTATTAATATACAAGCGTTGACATTATTTTCAAATATTTTTTTGTAGGGGCGATATTGACATTAATATCTCTAATTTCTGTGGAATGGTGACCGTTAAGGGGGCTTTGTTTGTATACGTCTAAGGGGGGTCAAATAACTTCTGATAATTTTAATTATGTAAAGAGTTTAAATAGTAGGTTCTCGACGTGAAACTCTAAAAACAGCCTAGAAAATAAACAAAATAAGACCTAGAATTTACTTTAAGTGTCATAGTGTCATAAGTTTTAAAGCCGTTGACATTGTTAGTAATTGAGAGTGTGCAAGCTGTGCCCTTAATCTCAACATCTAAACCCTCAAAACACTTCCAACAAATAGAAACTTTATTAAATAAATATTAAATATTACTTGCATAGTTCATTTATTGTGTTTACATTTAACTAAACAATAAATAAATAAAAGTAAAGGAATAAAATAAAATGGATAATCAATTAATAGTAATAGTAAAAAAATACTTTGATGATATAAATGGTAACACTTACCACTCAATACAATTTGATATTAATGGTAAGACTTATCATTCTGGGAAAACTTATGGCTATGAAAGACAATATGAACAAACATATAAAAACATGGAAATAAATTACAATCCTAATATCTCATTAAAAGAAAAAGCTAAGAGAATTGAGTTTCTTTCTAATCCTAAATATATAATTATTGAAGATTGTAAAGAGTGCGAACTAGACCAAATACAATAAGAAAGGGAAATAAAATGAAAAAAGTTACATTTGCAACGCTTAAAAAATACGCTAGAAAAGAAAGACTATTTCATAAAGTTAGGGGGGAGTTTTCTGGAATGGTTGATGGAATGGAATTCTTTAAAGATTTACCATATAATAAAACAACTCTAAAAGATTTAGATAAATTTAAAGTATCTAAAAATTGGATAACTTTAAAAGATGATAAATCAATCGAGTTGAGTAATTGTTGTTACTATGTCAATTTTAAAGTTAAATAAGGGAGCAAAAATGAAATCTATATTTGACTATCAATACAAAGAAAGACTTTATAAAATAGGCAATAAAACAAAGGTTTTGAAGT